AGCCGATATAGTGATAGAAATAGAAATTTTCAAAGAAAAAGGAAAAATCTACGTCGTAACGAGAGACGAGGAAAACACGAGCGAAGAAGTAGCGTACTGGCTATACGAAGCGGCGCAAGGATTGGCGAATCAGGAACCGGAAAAGAAGCTATTCTTGAAAGTGATAGACGGCGGGGAATCAAAATGAAAGGTGGTAGCGGGCGCCGTGGCAAATCGTACAAAACTGACTGTGCAAAAAAAGAAAAAACTGATTAAAAAGATTGTCGAGCTTGGTACAATAACAGCAGCCGCAGAAGCTTGCGGAGTTGCCCGCCAGACTATATATGACGCTCGCAAAAAAGATGAGGAATTTGATGCGCAAATTGAAGATGCTTTGAACCAGGTGGCAGAGAAGCTGGAAGCGGAAGCAGTGCGCCGAGCTTACGACGGCAGCGACACGCTTTTAATTTTCCTTTTAAAAGGTGCAATGCCGCACAAATACAAAGACCGCGTACAGCAAGAACTCACCGGCAAAGACGGCGGGCCGGTGCAGTTTGTTATCAAGAAACCGGAGGGGCTGGAATAATTTCCAGCAAAAACGGAGTAATTTTTGGTATCCGGCTGGTGGACGAAGTAGACTGAACCATTGGAAATTAAGGGTTTTTATTTTTAGATGATTTTCCCATTTATGGTATAGGGGGAGTGGAAAATGGAGACGGTCAATCTAAAAGTTTACCGCGACCGTAAAAACGGGCATGTGTCTTTAGAGTGCTTACATGACTCGTTTGGCAAATGGATAGAATCGGGCGAACTTGCAGACGCAATTATAATATATCAGCTTAAGAACGGGGACATAAGAATTGGGAATACTGCACAACAGTTATCGAGGGCACTAGGCGTTTTAAGAATTGCCGAAGAGTTGTTTTTGGGAATGTAATACATCGTGGTACGGCCACAAGGGATTGAGCATTTTATGGATATACAAATCGACCTTACTAATCTACCCCACGTCACCAACGAAAAGTTTTACTCGCTATATAGCGACAAAAGTCGGTATTTAGTCCTTTGGGGCGGTGGTTCTAGTGGGAAATCGGTATTTGCGGCGCAGAAGCTTATATACAGAATACTCACCGAGCGCGGTCACCGGTTTTTAGTTGTGCGAAAAGTTGCCCGGACATTGCGGGAGAGTTGCTTTGCTTTACTTAGAAGTATTATTGCCGATTGGGGCATGGGGAAGCTTTTCAAAGTCAACAAAAGCGATCTGCATATTACCTGCTTAAACGACAGCGAAATATTGTTCTCTGGCTTGGACGACGTTGAAAAACTGAAGTCAATTCACTGCGTCACCGGGATATGGATTGAAGAAGCGTCGGAATTGACGGCAGAGGACTTCCGGCAGCTGGATATTCGTATGCGTGGCAGGATGCGGAATTACCGGCAGATTATACTTACGTTTAACCCTGTTTCTATTACGCATTGGCTCAAAGAGGAGTTTTTCGACAGACCTCGAGAAAGTACCACAATAGTTCATTCAACGTATCGGGACAACAGGTTTCTAGACGCGGAAAACATTGCCGTGCTGGAAGGCTTTAAAGACACAGATGAATATTACTATCAGGTTTATTGTTTGGGCCAGTGGGGGGTTCTGGGCAAGACAATCTTTCCGGCCCGCATAGTCAACGAAAGAATTGCCGAAACTAAAGACAGACAGCCGCTTAAACGCGGTTATTTTGTTTACGACGACGACGGCAGGAGAATCATTGACGAAAGTATCAGGTGGGTAGATGCACCGGACGGCTACATTAGCATTTACGAAGACGTAAAGAAAGGTTATCCTTACGTGTTGGGCGGTGACACTGCTGGCGAAGGTTCGGACTACTTCACCGGCCACGTTTTAAACAACATTACCGGCAACCAGGCGGCAGTGTTAAGACATCAGTTTGACGAGGACCTTTACGCTCAACAAATGTACTGCTTGGGGAAATATTACAACAATGCGCTTATCGGTATTGAAACGAATTTTAGCACGCACCCGGTTAAGGAATTGCAAAGGCTTAAATATTATAAGCAGTTTATTAGAAAGCGTGAAGACACATTCACGGGCAAAATTAAAGACGCATATGGCTTCCAGACGACGAAAGTTACGCGGCCCCTGGTTATATCTGAGCTGGTTACTGTCGTCCGTGAATCACCAGAACTTATTAACGACGTTGGCACACTTGAAGAAATGCTCACTTTCGTTAGAAACGAGCAGGGCAAACCGGAGGCGCAGGAAGGTTCGCATGACGATTTGATAATGGGTTTAGCAATAGCGCATTATATCAGAGAACAACAGTCGACAAAAGTAGAGATGGCGCCCAGGCAGAAAAAACCCATCTGGAACTTCGAAAAACCCAAGACGGACCCGTTTCACCCGACACCAACACAAGATTATATCAATTACGGAGGGTAACCATGGAATATCTCATTACAGGTACAGTTATAGGGCTGTGCCTTTTTATATTGCCAATGTGGGCCTATCGAAAAGGCCTCAAAGATGGCCTAAATATCAACCAAGGCAAGGACATAGAACCAATAAAAACGCCCGTTAGAATGGTCAGAGAGGCCAGAGAAGCGAAAAAGAGCCAGGAGGAAACGGACAAAATTACGCAGGGGCTAATGAACATTCTGACATACGACGGCACGCCGCAGAAGGCAGGTGAGGACGATTGAACGAAATAACCACAGAATGGCTGCAGTACCAGGCGGGCATAGACTACAACCATAAAATCAACCTGTATTCGCAGGTGGATAAGAATGAAGCCTTCTATGCCGGTGACCAATGGCGAGGAGTAGAGGCCAACGGTCTTCCGACACCTGTATTCAACATTTTTAAACGTGTTATAAACTGGTTTATTGCTTCAATCATGTCCGAAAACCTCAAAATGCAGTTTGTGCCGGAAAATGTGGGAGATGAGCCGACAAACGAAGAAGAAGAATATATCAAGCAGGCTGCCGAACTGGTATCAAACTACTCTGATACCCTCTGGGAAAAGAAGAAAATGTCTCAAAAGCTGCGCCAATGGCTTTTGGATGCTGCTTTGAGTGGTGATGCCTGCGCTTATATTTGGTGGAACCCGAACATAGACACCGGCCAGGATATGAAGGGCGATATTGACATAGATGCAGTGGACAATGTGAACGTGTTTTTTGGCAACCCAAACGACCCGGAAGTGGAGAACCAGCCTTATATTATCATATCTTTTCGGCAGTTGGTGTCAAAACTAAGAGAAGAAGCCAAGGCTTATGGTGCAAAAAAGGCTGATTTACTTAAAATTACTGCTGATGATGAAACACAGTACCAAAGTGGCGACCGGTCGAAGATTGAGTTGGATAAAAAAGACACCGACACCGGGAAATGTATAGCACTCTTGAAGCTCTGGAAAGAAAACGACAAGGTCTATGCCAAAAAAATTACCAAGTACACCGTAATTCGTGATAAATGGGATACAAAACTTTCAAGGTATTCGGTAGCCTGGATGAACTGGGATAAGAGGAAAAACTCATACCATGGGCAGGCAGTAGGGACAGGGCTTATCCCGAACCAGGTATTTATAAATAAGATGTTTGCTATGGCCATGATGTCCTTAATGCATACTGCATTTCCGAAGGCGATTTACAACAAATCTCTCATAGCGGCATGGAATAACCAGATAGGTGCTGCAATAGGCGTAGAAGGTGCAGGAAGTATAAACGACGTAGCAAAATACCTCTCACCAGGCCAAATGTCAGACCAGGTATTCAAGACTATTGACCTGGCAATTAAGTATACCAAGGACATGTTAGGTGCTTCAGACGCTGCACTTGGTGACGTCAAACCCGAAAATACAAGCGCTATCATAGCTGTTCAGCAAGCAGCAGCAGTGCCGCTCGAAACTGTTAAACAAAACTTATACCAATTTGTAGAGGATATAGGCTACATCTGGCTTGATTTCATGGCTAACTACTATGGAAAACGTTCTATTGACGTAGAGGTGTTTGGACAAAGGCAGATAAAGGAATTTGACTTCTCTAAACTCAAAGACATGAAGTTTAGACTAAAAATAGATGTTGGTCCCAGCTCATATTGGAGCGAAATCACAGCTATGCAGACGCTTGACAACCTGTTACAGCAAGAGAAAATCACCTTCCTGCAGTACCTTGACCGAGTGCCGAACGGATTGATACCCAAACGGCAGGAGCTTATTCAAGAGATAGAGCAGGAGGACACTAGGCAACAGTTTATCTATGAAATAATGGCAAGGTTTTTAGAGCAACTGCCCCCGGAAGTACAGCAGCAGATTATGAACCTGCCCGAGCAGGAGCAGGAACAGCAGATAATGCAGATGATGATGCGGGGAGGTGGTGCGGCTGATACGGAAATACAAGGGTAAATACTATGTATACTCCGAAAGCGGCAAAAGGATGGGGGGACCGTATAAAAGCAAGTCAAGCGCAGTACGCAGGTTGAGGCAGATTGAGTATTTTAAACACAAAAAAGGCTAATTATCAAGCACTCTTTTGAGTGCTTTTTGTTTGTCCTGCCATAAGACATTAAACTGGGTAAATATTTCGCCTACCATAGCGAAGGAGGAATTTGAATGTTAGAAGGACAGGGCCACCAAACCCTTAATGAACCTGTTGAGCCTAATGAGCCGATTGAACCTACTGGCGAGCCGACGGAGCCGAAGGAGCCGGACACACCATCCGAGCCGACGGAACCGAAAGATCCGACAGAGCCAGAAGAACCATTCTTGACAATTAAATACAACAAAGAAGAAGTGCCGCTGGACAAAGACAAAGCTGTAGAACTGGCCCAAAAAGGCATGAATTACGACAAAATCTACGAAAGGCTGCAACAGTTAGAAAACGACCCAAGGCTATCATTCGTTGAAAATCAAGCTAAAAAACATGGTATGACGGTAGAACAGTACCTTGAAGCAGTAAAGCAAGCAGAAGAACAGCAAAGACTAAACGAGCTAATCGAACAAAATATCCCAGAAGAACTTGCTCAAGAAATCTTGGAAAACCGCAAATTCCGCGAGCAATACGAGCAAGAAAGAAAAGCAAAAGAAAAACAGGAAAAAGAAGATGCGGAAAGATTAGAGTTTCTAGAATACTTTAAGCAAGAAAACGGCAGATATTTCGATGAAGAGAAAGATTCAATACCAGAATCTGTGTTCAAGGAATGGAAGTCAGGCAAAAGAAGTTTAGTTGATGCTTATATCAGGTATCAAAACCAACAACTCAAGGAGCAATTAACCAAACTGCAAGAAGGCAAAGAGAAGCAAGCCAAAAACGAAGAAAACGCCAATGCCACAACAGGGCCAGTCAAGGGTGGAGACGGCAAGCAACCGTACTTCACCAAAGAACAAGTAGAAAAAATGTCAACAGAAGAAATCAACAAAAACTGGAAGGCTATCATGGAGAGCCAAAAACACTGGTTCAAATAACGCAAGACCGCCATCAAAGGCGGTCTTTTTGATAAGGAGTGATAATCAATGGCAGTAGATGTACCGAACTTTGTACCGAAGATATGGTCAACAAAGATTTTGCGGGTGCTGGAAGATAACCTGGTAGCAAAGAAAATCTGTAATAAGGAGTATTCCGGAACTATCAAGAAGGCAGGCGATACGGTCTACTTCAGTGGTCTTTCTGACCCGACAATCAACACTTATTCCGGCAGCGTATCTTACGAAGAACTGAAAGACGCACAGGTCGTATTACAAATCGACCAACAAAAATACTTTGCGTTCAAGGTTGACGATATTACCAAGGCACAGGCCAATGTAGACCTGAAAGGTTCACAAGCTGAAAGGGCTGCCTACAAACTTAAAGAAACCGCCGATAGCTTTGTTCTCGGTAAATATACCGATGCCTTGCACACTGTAACCGATGCTAGCTTAGACAGTGCAACCGTCCTTTCGACACTTGGCTTAGCGCAACAAAAACTGGCCGAGCAGAACGTGCCTGAAAGTGATATGTGGATGGTTATTCCCCCTTGGGTACGGCTGAAATTACAGTTGGCAGGCATCAAATTCCAGATTAACAACGGTATCAACGGCACCGGCGGGATGGCATGGACCAAAGAACTTGGCTTTGACATTTACGTCACTAACCAAGTAGTTAACCTCGGTACTGTAGATACTCCACAAAGCCAATGCCTGGCCGGCAGTTATAATGCTATTGTATACGCCGATCAGATTGTTGAAACAGAAGCTATGAGACTTGAAGGTTCGTTCGACACGGCGGTAAGGGGATTGCACGTGTATGGGGCCAAAGTAGTTCGAGGCGACCATTTAGTACGTCTCAACTTGACTTACGCCGCTGAAACGGCTATATAACGGAGGTGATATAAATGGCAGTTAGTGTAACCAATACGGACATCAGCACCTTCAACAGCGAGGTAGAATTAACCAAAAATGCAGCCACTTCCACAACCATTGACGAAACCGAAGTATTTACCATTACACCCACCGCGCCCGACCATAAAGTAATAATCATGATTGAAAACGGTAGCGGTGCCGGTGCATTGGGGTGGAGTGTTGCTGCAGGTGACTACTGGGCAGCAGGGAGTGCATTAACCGGTAGTGTAGCAGACGGGAAAACAGAAGTTATTATCCTTGAAGGTGCTAAATATAAGGCACAAGCAGGGACTATATCTATTACCTTGACTCCTGCAAGCGGAAAAATCCTAAAAACTGATCATGCCGCTGCAATTGCAGTAATTCAGATACCTTAACCAACCTAGGGGCAGGGCTTAGGCTTTGCCCCTATTCCTATATATGGAGGTTATTACATGAAACAGTACCTTAATTATCTTGAATGGGCAGTGTATATTGCTATTGTCGGTGCAATTATATGACACGGTATCGAGATAAAAATAGGAACGTTATTTAGTTTTAAATTGTATCCGCTGAAAAGGTTTTTCGAGTAGGTGGAGTAAGAGGGGAGTAAAAACAGAGGTGATACGATGATTAAGTTTAAGGGACAGCCTAATATGCTGGTGCGGTTTAACCCGCCAATCGGCAATATAAAATATGTCAGATTTGACGAAAACGGTGAATTTTGCACAGATAACGAACGGATAATCAAGAGGTTCAAACACAGGTTTGACAGCGTACCTGTGAAAGAAAGCATAAAAGAGTATAAATGCAAAAAATGTGACTTTAAAACTGATAACATGGGTGAACTTCTTTCTCATTACCGCATAGAACATCCGAAAAAAAGGAGGGGAGAAGTGAATAATGGCTAGTAATAAGTTTGAGCAATTTTTTTTAACTGTATTTGGCAATGTATTTGATACAGCAAGAAATGCTTTTGTGTCTATGCCTATTTTAAATAAACTTGTTTTTGATGGTAATGTGTTTGCTGGTTTTGCCAAGTATACAGTCACAGCTTCTGGTACATCGTATATACAGATTAAAACTGGAGACGACAATGTTTGTTATATAATTGAATCAATTGTTACAAATGGCGACCAAATAACGCTAAAATTTTTTGAAAATCCTACTATAACTGATGGAACTACAGAAATATCATTAATAAACCGTAACAGGGCAAGCACTACTACAATTGATACAAAAGCGTATTCGGACCCGTCAGGCATTTCAGGCGGTACACAGTTAGATGAATATTATCTTGGCGGAACATACGGACAAAAGATAGTAGGTGGAGAAAAATTAGGAACTCAATTACCACTCAAATTAGATGTAAATACAGATTACATTGTTAGTATTACTAATGATGGTGCGTCTGATTCAGATGTTTTATTTAGGTTTTCGTTAGTCAAAGAATAGAAGATAGTTTAAAAAAGGCTGTGATAAGATGAGTGTAACTGCACAGGAAGTATTTAATATCACGATGGATTTATTAGACAAACGCAATGAAACTGGAGTAATAGACACAACAGATACCAAGGTATACGAAGTTAGAACCCCTAGTATTCTTACTCTGCTCCAGACAGAACTAATCGAGCAGGGCGATATTTTTAGCACTTATGAGATAAGTAACAAGCCAATCGAAAACTTATTAGGGTACATCTCAAACTTCGATATAACGGCCTTTGAAGGTGATGAACTAACATATGAAGCCGTTGGCAGCGCCAAGGCATACTACTTTGAAGTAGACGGTGACTGTACCGTATATGTAGAGGATTACACAAACGGATGGAACACGCTTAAAACAATAAACTGTACACCTACAGCAAGTGGATTCACTGCTTGTAAAGGCATAGTAACACCAACAGCAGGGGCGACAAAAAGCAGGTTAAGGTTTACTGGCGATTACTATTTCAGGACAGTAAACAGGGCATTATTTGACGTGCCTTTTGCCAGCGATGATGATGTGTCGGATTACAGACCTTGGATAAAAAAGCAAATGCCAGATGACTTTAAAAGCATAGACCAGATTATCAGAGAAGAACCGCCAAGACAGTACAGGAAAGATGCTAACTATAAGTGGGAAGGGCGCAGAGACTTATATATTAATTATTATTACGAAGGCAATATAAGAGTAGTTTACAGACCGATACCAAACGTAATTACCGATTTAACCGACACCATGCAGGTTGATGACGTAACCGCAAGGACTATAGTACCTTATGGTTTGGCCGCTCATTTAATGCTTGAGGAAAACCCTGATGTAGCAAACTTTTTCCTCCAACGATTCGAGGAATTAAAAGCATTATCGACCTTCAACAAACCCGTAAGTGAGGAAACGATAGTTAATCTGTATGGCAGTTTTGATGCATAAGGGGGTGACACTGTGGCACGGATAAAAAGCCGACAGTCACAACCGCCAACTGAAATAAATAAATTCCTTGGGTTGAATGAAAACGAAACCGGCGACACGCAATTAGAGCTTGGCGAGTCACCCAATATGACTAACTTCCGTGTGACAGATGACTATAAACTTAAAACCAGAGAAGGTTATGCAGAGTTATTTGCAAGTTTAGGAGCCTATTCAATTAGGGGCATGTGGTACGGGAAAATAAGTGGGGCGTATCATTTTTTGTTTGCCGCAAATGGGAAAGTATATGAACACGATTTAAGTGCAGGCACTAATACCGAATTAGGAACGCTCACAGACGCCGAGACGTTCTTTTTTAGTTTTGATGACAAAGTGTACATGCTAAACGGAAATGAATACAAATACTGGGACGGCACAACCTTTGGAGACGTAGCAGGTTACCGTCCAACAGTTTATATAGCAGCACCCCCTAGTGGTGGAGGCACGGCATATGAACAGGCCAACCTTCTCACAGGTGCTAAACGAATGACCTTTAGTGGTGATGGTAGTTCTACAGTTTATCAGTTACCGGAAACAGATATAGACAGCGTTGACGCCGTAGAAGTCAATGGTACGGCGCAAACAGAGGGAACAGATTATACCGTTGACTTGGCAGCCGGAACAGTTACATTTTCAACCGCACCTGATGACTCAGCCCCTGAAAATGTTGTCATAGACTGGACAAAAACCAATGCAACAGATAGACCGCAGATAACTAAATGCAGAGCAGCAATGCTTTTTGGCGGGGCAAATGATACACGGATTCATTTATGGGGCAATAGTGATTACAAAAACCGCAGATTTTATAGCGGGATACCCGTTGATGGCTCCACAAGCGCAGAATACTTCCCCATCAACGCAAACGCAGATATTGGCAGTTACGAGTTTGCAATAACCGACATCATAAGACAATACGACCGGCAGATAATCTTGAAAGAAAGAGCGTCTTATTACTCTTATTACGAATTAGATACAAACGGCAATGCCAGCTTCCCTGTATATCCTTTGAATGGGAACATAGGCAACGTAGCCTTTGCACAGGGCAGATTAGTCCAGAATAACCCTTATTCAGTCTTTAAAGGGGTCTACGAATGGATTTCCACGACCGTTAGGGACGAACGAAACGCCGTATATATTAGCAAAAAAGTTCAACCTTCATTAGATGATGTTGACTTGACCACGGCCAAGACTATTGATTGGGAAGAAAAAGGCGAATACTGGCTGGCAGTAGGTAATACAATATGGATTTACAACTACCGCAATGGAACATGGTATAAGTTTGAATTAACCGATACGCCGACTTGTTTTATTGTTATTAACAGTGAGATGCACTTTGGGACTACTAACGGGCAGATAATGAAGTTTGATGCTGATTTAAGAAATGATAACGGAGCAGATATGACTTACAGGTGGGAAATGAATCTCTATGACTTTCAAACGAAATGGTTGCAGAAGTTTCTTAACCGTATATGGATTTCTATGCAACCGGGAAGCAAGGAAAAGGTTACTGTCAAATGGCAGACAGATAGAGACACATCTACACAAACTTATGATATTCAGTACAGCCTGATGGATTATTCTAAGATTGATTATTCTAACTGGTCTTATTTAACTTATTATAATCCCCAACCGTTTAGGCTAAAAATTAAAGCCAAAAAATTCGTTTATTTTAAATTAATTTTAGAAAATACAACAAACACGGAGAAAGCAACTATTCTATCTATCAGTCTTTTAACAAGAACAGGCGGAGAGGCTAAATAAAGGGGTGAGATTATGGCGTTTACCCAATTAACTAAAGACCTAAATTATCATCAATCATTAAGCGACCAGCCTAATGTTAATGACGGATTAACAGCAGCACAACTGAAAGAAAAATACGACCAGGCAGCAAATGATATAAAAGATTATATCAATAACACTCTTTTATCAGAATTAGAAGCTACCACAGACGGAGCAAGCGGAGCAGACAAAATAGGTGCAACTGCTATTGCCGATTTAGACGGAACAACAGTCCAAGCACTTCTAGAGAGTATCAGAAACAAGCTAAAAGACACCACAGACGGGTCTAGCGGAGCAGATTTTGTCGCTGCTACTGCTATATCGGGATTAACAGGGGCTACGGTGCAGGCACTTTTAGAAGCACTTAAAAACTATATAGATACCCACAAAACCAGTTCAGACCATGACGGTAGGTATTATACCGAGGCAGAGATGGGCGCGACCACAGATGGTGCTAGCGGTGCTGATAAAGTTGGAGCAACAGAAGTAGCAACAGGTAGCGGAACTACAGTGCAGGCAATTGTGGAATGGCTTTACACTCAAATAGTAAACGTAACGCTAGGGCAAATTCCTGATGACAGTTTAACAAATGCAAAATTAGATACAGATATAAAAGTGGGTTCACTGACTTCATTGACTACAACCGAGAAAAGCAGTGTAGTTGGAGCAATCAATGAAGTTGACGGAGATATAGGTGAACATTCGGCCGATAATGCGAACCCACACAATGTTACGGCAGCACAGGTAGGAGCTGCCCCCTCTTCTCACGTCGGTGCAGGAGGCACTTCTGAACACCCAGCAGCGACAACAAGTGTAGCAGGGTTTATGAGTGCAGCAGATAAAGACAAACTCAATGGTATAGAGGCAGAAGCAAACAAATATACTCCTACATTAGTTGCCTCTGGTAGTTTTGTAAATACTGATATTGATCGAGCACAGTGGGCCATTGCAGGTAGTAGCATTAACAGCGATGTGCAAATTTTGAACGATGGCGCTTCATCCACGTCTGAAAGAGAAACCGTTTTAACTGGTGTAACGTCACCCGTTTTAGTTCAATTGTCTTCAAGTAGTAATGACCGAGAATATATTTGGGAGGTGTATGAACTATGACGCACTGGGCCGAAGATGACGATAAAAAACTAGTTATCGCATTAAAAAATGGATTAATAAAAACTGTATGGAATAGTTATTATGTGCGTGGCAAGCCAGCAGACCCTCCTGTTCAAGAATATGAACATGTTAGGAAAGTTTTGTCTGAAACAAATGATATGCCATTTGGTTGGGGAGATGTGCTGTTAAATAAAGAATTATTTTTGGAAGAAGAAAACGGAAGATTTGTTGCAAAGATTTACAAAAAGGCGCAAGTAGTTTTAATTCCACCTAATGTATTTGTAAATGAACCTGTAAATATCACAGCAAAAGCAGAAAATGGGGATAATAAAGAAGCTATATTATATATTGACGGCGAAGAACAGGCCCGAGCGTCAATGCCTGCAACATGGTCTGTGATATTTGAAACACCCGGCATCTACCGAATAGAAGTAGACGCAGGTCGGCACGGGAAAGTAGAAAAACAGGTGGTGGTAGAATGAGCAAAGTAATAAGGGTTAGCAAAAAACCAGAAGACTTAAACGAAAATCAGTTTCTTAAAGAAGCACTAAAAGAGTTGCAAGGGAAAATGAAAGCTAAAGGCGAAACTTTCATTTTTGATATTGAGGCACGGGAAACTAGGAAAAAAGGAAAGAAAACTACACAGTAGGACTTTAATGCGCAACATCTCCGGGTGTTATTTTAAGGTGGTGATAAATTGGCTTTTAAAGTAGAAACCACAATAAACGGCAAAAAGGCGAGGTGGAGTCCGGAAGCTGGCGGGTACGTGGCAGGCGGGAAGGTGGTTTCAACTACTCCGCAATATGGAAAAGAGACAAAATCAAAACCAAAATCAAACACTTCAAAATCAAAACCTGTGTCTTACAAGGAGCATTTATCGAGCTACTTCGGCGGCGACCCGTCCAAGTATGCAGCAGAAATAATCAAAAAACAACAAGCAGGCATCCCGCTAAGCGACCCGGAAGCGGCAGAGGAGTTCAAGAAAGCATACCCACAATATTTTACCAAAGCACCGGACAAATACCAAAAACAAATTGATGAACTAAAATCTTTAATCAAAGGGCAAAAAACATATCAAAGTAATATCCAAGCTGAAATAGACAGACTTGCACAGTTAAAGAAAAAACAAGCACTAGCTCAATTAGATAAGGCACGCAGTGCTGCACTATCTAACCTACAACAAGAACAAGCAGGAATAGCACCTAAGTATTATGACCTGCGAAACGCAGCAGCAGTACAGAACCGTTTAAGTGCCAAGTCATTTCAAGAGTACCTGGCCAACCGGGGCCTGCGAGACAGCGGAGAGAATACTCAGGCCAGGCTAATGCAAAATGCTGCTTTGCAGGGGCAGATAGGAGCACTTAAACGTCAAGAACAGCAGGCATTAGAGGACATAGCACGAAGAAGAACGGATATACAAAACGCTTACCAATCAGACCTGGCGGCGACCGAAGCAGGGTTACAGGCGCAAGCGTTACAGGCTCTGATAAATCAAATGAACGCCGACAGACAGTATAGATTACAGCAAGCGCAGCTGGCACAACGGAAGGAACTTGCGCAACTGCCCTACAGTCAGATGACCGCTGCGCAGAGGGCCAATTTAGCCCTGCAGGAAGCGGGCTTAACAGGACTGTATCAAGGACAGCCGACCCTATCATACAGGCAGTGGCAGGCGTCACCGCAAGCGCAGGATTGGTACTTGTCTATGGTGAAACAGGGTATGCAGCGGGATATAAACGCCCCATATTATAAGCCGCCTAGCGCACAGGAGCAGTATATAAACAGTCTTTACAAGAAAATGGCGAGCGGACAACCGTTGACGGATAGTGAGAAGCAAATACTTGGGATTGAAACTGGACAACCACCACTAAAAGAAAACTACGAAGCTACGCAGACAGCTATAGCGCAAATATATGATTACGATACTAGGGAAGAAGCCTTAAAAGCTTTCAACGAAAATAAGCAGTACATGATAGACCAGGGCGTTAACATTGAAAAAGTATTAAGGGCAATAGATAATAGGTGGCCTCAGGGTCAATGGCCATAATAAGGTGGCGATAGTATGGGCTTTGAGATATTCGCACAAGAAAAAAGAAAATCTACGTTACCCAACCCAAAAGGCAAGGGGTTTGCTGTATTTGCCCCTCCGCCACCTTCAACGAAGGCAATACTACCACCTGGTGAACGTCCAACAATCACGCCAGAGCAGCGAGCAGAAGCGCAGGATTATTTAAACAAAAAGAGGGCAGGCGAGATAGTACAATCTTATCTTGAAAAAGAAACACCACTTCAAAAAACTATCCGTGCAGGGTTAATTGGTTTAGGCAAGGGTATTTTGCCTGCTAAAAACTATCAAGACCCTCTTGGAGAACAAATATCTCCTTTAGAACTTCCAAATGTTGAATACAAGCCTACTACCACACTGGAGAAGGTTGCCAAAACGGGCGGAGAATTTTTAGGCATGACCTTACCCATTACTGGCGCATACGGCACAGCAGGCAAAGCGGTTGAAAGTGCGATAAGGAAAGCGCTTCCGCAGTTAGGGCGTTACGGCACTATGGCTGCCCGTGGTGCAGGCGCAGGGGTAGCGTTTGAAGCTACCAGAGCAGCAGCGGAGGGCAAACCACCTGCCGAAATCGCCAAACAAACAGGTGTTGGTGCAGCATTATTCGGCATTGCCGACCCTGCAACGGTGAAGGCGTTTGAGGTTGCTGCGCCTGTTGTCAAAAAGGGTGTTGAAAAAATCGGCAAGTTGTTGCGGCGTGAAAAGCCAAAGCAAGAAGTAACAATGCCAGCGATAAAACCTCCTAAAAAGAAAAAAGAACCCTGGCAAATGACGCAGAAGGAATTTGAAAGAGAATATGAAAAATATGGAGAATTAGCAGATAAGGGCGAAATACCAGAAGGCAAAGGCAAACCTGTACCGCCAGAAATTGCAGCAACGAAGGACTGGAAAGAGTTTTCGAGAGCTAGGGGATACACAGAGCAACAAATAGCAGATTTTGAAAGGTGGTTAGAGTTAGCCGGTGAAGGCAAAGGGTTCAGTTATGATGACGTTACACCGGAAGCTATTTATAAGCAACACATAGAATGGGCGTTGCGCAACAATAAAAATGTTCCGCCAGAGGTGCTCAAGGAATATCAAAAAATACAAAAGAAACCAGAAGTAAAACCCACAGAAATGCCGAAGAAACCACAACCTAAAGAAGAAAAACCGTTATCTTTTGATGAGTTTCTCAGGAAGATAAAACCATATGGTGGAGGGTACATGCTACCTGATGGAACCAGAGTTTATGCTGAACAATTGGGCGGTAGGGCTTGGTATGATAGAGATGAAGCTAAGTTCGTCTATGAAAAATTCTATTTGCCCAAATTTGAGAAAACAGAAGTGAAGCCGCAAGCAAAACCTCAAACCAAACCCATAGAAGAACGCACCTTTGAAGAAGTAGGCAAGCGAAGCGTAAAGGCATACCAGTACGAACACCCGGAGCTAAAGCCTTATATCCAGGCAGAGGCAAACAGGCTGCTTGGCGAACTTAGAGACACGGTTAAGGGTGAGAGATACTTTAACGAGGCAACAGGAGAGTTTAGCGGCACTAAGAGATATACCAGCGAAGCAATTGAACGGATTAAGGACGAGACGGGGGTAAGTTACAAAGAGATTGAAAATGCCTTGCTACGAATTATAAGAGACGAAGGACAAGAAAACCAGGCATTAGCGAAAAGAATTGAATTGATAATAGACGACAACCTGACACACGGCACTAAGACACTGGAAGGTTATGAACTGCCAAAAAATGAGGAATATTTAAGGACAAAGGGAGAAATTACAGGTAAAAGCTATGAGGCGGAGGAAGAAGCTACCAATGAATTGTTAGAGTTCCTTTTTGACGACGTGCAGGAAGCACGTGAAGAAGTTAAGAAAGCGCAGGAACTTCTAAAACCAAAGCAAGAAACAGACGGCACAGTGATGCTTTACTCCGGCCTTCCAATAGAAAAAGTCGGCGAGAGTGTGGAGAAAGCCGCCCAAGACTTAAAAGACGTTGCCGGTATTGCAGAAAAGAATGTTAAAGTAATCACCAAAGAGGAAGTCAAAGAGCCGGGGCTATTAACACCGCTCAAATCACCTACAATGGTTGCCAAGAAATACCCCGTTGCTGAATCCTACGTTAGAGACGGTATAGAGGCAACCAACACGCAAGAAAGGTTAAGGGGGTTATTTGACAAGCGGTTAAAAGCTATTGATAAAGCATTAAGCGGTGAGGCAAGAAGTCCGCTTGCAAGGAGAAGGGCTTACAGAGAAAACAAAGCGTTGCTTTATGAGATACTTTTGACAGGGGATATGCTCGGCAAGAAGTTTACTCCTGCGGAACTGGTTAACCAATTCGGCGCTAATAAAGAAATAATTAAGGCATACAGGCTAACCCGCGCTGCTTACGACCATGCTTGGAACGTAATCAAACGGACAAGGGAGATGAGAGGCAAGGAGCCTATCGGCTACCGAACAGGTTATATACCTCATTTCTTTCATAACTATTTCATTGCAGTAGACGGTAAACTTGCCGGAAGCGCCAAGACTTTAAGAGAAGCCGTACAGATGAGCAACCCGCTGGCAAGGCAGGGTAGGAAAATAACCATTGTTCCGAAAAAGTTTGAGTTTCCGGGGGAAAGCGTACAAGCTTCCGTTATTGGCGACAAGTCATACTTCAAACTGAAAGGCAAAATCGAAAAAGAATTTGGCTTAACTGCCGAAGAAGCACAGGAATTACTTAATGGTATTGCCAGAATGAAAGGACGCTCAAGGTTTGTCGGCAATTTCCTTCAGAGGAAAGGCGCAAAAGGCTGGGAAACGGATCTGGATTGGGTGCACAGGCACTACTTTAACATGATTTCCCGCTATGCTGCGCTGGATATATTTAAATCCAGGTCGATTTCAAGGTTTGAGCGGCAGTTTGGCCCGTTTGACAAGGAACACAAAGGCATAGCGCAGTACATTAAAAACTATATCAACGACGTAAACGGCAACCCAACACAAGTTGAAGAACTAATCAACAACACAATGGCGAAAGTGCCGGCCGTAAGTAAATTTTTCGGCAGGTACTTGGGCGACAGGCCAGCATTGCAGCTTGCAAGCACAACAACCAATGCTGTGGCGATTGCCAAGCTTGGCTTGTATAATATCAGTACGGCCTTGGTAAACGCTACTACACTAATTAATGCTTACGCTAAGCTAGGGGCTAAATGGATAACGCAAGGTATGAGACGAGCGGCCATGCGCTCGGCTACAGATAGAGGCGTATTGAAGCAAATAGGCGTAGACGTTCAACTGGGGCTTGAATCCGGTGCCGGTTATTCCAAAGCTGGAATGGGCAGGCTGTTTAATGCTTCAACTGCCGCTTTCCAAGCAACTGAAAAATTCCTGCGTCGTGCCACAGGGTTAGGAGCATATTATAAAGTGCTTGCAGAAGGCAAAACAAGACAAGAAGCAATAAATTACGCAAAAGATGTAATAAGATTGACGCAGTTTGAATATGGTATAGGAGACGCACCTGCATTCATCAGGAGAGCTGGTCCTGTCGGGCAGGTGTTATTCCAGTTTAAGAAGTTCCCCGTTAAACAATTAGAATTCATTACGCAGCTACAAGGCGCGGAAAATGCAAGGTTCTGGGTGCCGTTTGTTGTACTCGGCGGGTATTTTGCCTTCCCGGGCATGGACGCATTAAAGAATGCTGTTGAAGGCTTATTCAACATTGACTTAGAACTAGAAGGCAAAAAAGCTCTAATGGAATGGGCAGGTAACGACCCGACCAAGCAGGCCATAGCCAAAGAAATAATGTACGGAGCCTTCTCCAATGTCGGCGCGGACATTTCAAGGCGTGTCGGTATGGGTGATTTTATTCCTGGCGAAATAAGAGACTTGGCTGGACCCGCTGTAAGCACTGTAGTACGCACTGCGCAATTGGCAGCCAAGCGGGAATGGGTAGAAGCGCTAAGGGCTATTTCACCAGCACCGGGTAATTTAGCGCTGGCCATGCAAAAGGACGGCGAAATATCCGACCCGTGGAGAAGGGGCAGGCTGAAGGTTGTGTTATCACCGCAGGAAAGGGCATTAAAGGCAGTAGGGTTTATGCCGGTAAGCGAGAGTATTCAGCGAGACGTCAAGAGGATTGTTGGGTACTCGGAGAGCAAGATAAGGGAGAAAGAGCAGAGGCTGATTGATGAGTATATCAAGGCCAGAGAAAGCAACGATAAAGCAAAAATGGAAAAACTAATACCCAAATTAAGAGAAATGATGATAGACCCGAAGAGAATTTACGAAGAAATGCACAAAAAACAACTTCTACCTTCTATAAGAGCCTTTGAGCTTGTTCCTAGAAAACGGCAAATGGAGTATAATAAATTAAAATTATTTTCTCAAGGAGAACAGTTATGAGAAAACTCCTATTGCTGTCAATTCTATTTATAACAATTGGCTTGGTGGGAGCTTACAAGTGTGCTGATAAAATCAAATTAAGCCAAAAGGCAGTTTTGTTTGAAATGAATTTAGCAGGCATGGTTGGCGATTACGACACTCCAAAAGAGCAACAAATAATAGAATATATGGAGCAAAGTCGAGAAGATACAGAAAAATTATACTTGCCATTCGTCTACTTCTTCCTAGTAATAGCAGCAATAGGAGCAGAGGGGATAATCCTAGGTATATACATGGGTGCAAATAAGAAAAATAAAGAGTCGCCTTCATAGGGCGGCTTTCTCATTTGTCCTTAAACACTGTCAATAAAAACCAACCAGCTAGCGAAATAGTGATTGCGCCCATTAGAAACATAAAAAATGGGGCATACCGTGAATACCTGTAGCAAGCCGTGTAAAAGTCAACCATAAACCATATAGCATTACCTGTAAGAAGCATTACGATGATAATTGCTATAGTTATCCTGGTATTCAAGTTAATTCCTCCTTTTGAAAAACAATATATTCGCCAAGGAGAAAAAATATCCTGCAAAAATTTAACAGGCTTTGGCCTGTTTTTTATTTTAGCAAGCTAGGGTCGCTCCCGAAAGGGCCGGTTTGCTCCTTGCCGGTCCCGCTTGCTTCACTTTTAAAAGGGGCAAATATATTTGAAAGGAGCTTTTAAAATGACAAAGTTAGCTTTGGTTAAAGATGATAGTTTTGGGGTGACTGTGCTTGATGGTATTCCTGTAGTAAGCAGTAGAAAAGTTGCGGAGATATTTGATAAACGGCATGATGTTGTTTTAAGAGCAGTTGAAACCTGCGAATGTAGCAAGGAATTTAGAAACCGCAATTTTGTGGTTTCTTATTACCGGGCAGGTAAGGGCAAATATAAAGAATATTTATTGACCAAAGACGGATTTGTATTTGTTGTAATGGGTTTTACGGGCAAGAAAGCAGCACAGTTTAAAGAAGCCTACATTAACCGCTTCAACGAAATGGAGCGGTTTATTATTAACCGCAACTTGGCACGCTTGGAATACCCAGAGTTAACTAATGCAATTAAAATAATGCATGAAAACCCTAGATACTACCATTACTCCAATGAAGCTGATATGCTCAACCAAATTGTATTAGGCATGAGAGCAAGGGATTTCAGGAAAGAGCATGGATTAGCGAAAGGAGAATCAGTCAGAGAACATCTAACACCCTGGCAAATGGAAGCTATTCAAAGACTTCAAAAGTTCGATGTAGGGCTTGTAGTAACGATTCCTGATTATCAAGAACGTAAAGAGATTTTGAAAACATATTTCGAGAAAATACGTGGTTATATAGAGCCTGAAAACACAATGCTTTTAGACGAAGCAGCCGAGGGATAGCAGGCAGGCCCGCCTCCCCAGGACGGCGGGCTTTTCGGTGTGTACACCACCTAGCCTGCACTTTTAGGATACCATTTCAAACACGTGTTGGCAAACCAAAATTCCCCAGGGGGGGTGTAATTTTTGAACGAGCAATGGTACTCAAACAAAGACCTCTTTGAAATGTTCTCCCAACTTAGAAAAGATATTGAAACGTTACGAAGAGAAATGGACCGCACAACTACACTAATCCGTGATTACAACAACTTGAGGCAGCAGGTTAACGAGTTAATGAGAAAGGTTTCCAGTATACAGGGGGCAACAGAAACGAGAAAAGATTACACCAGTTGGATAATCGCCGGGGTTGCAATGTTTATTGCAGTCCTTTCTTATGTAGGGGGGTAAAGCATGAACGAAGAAAAAAAGAAATACTGCCGCATAGACAAATGGCACAAAGCTGGCTATACCGGCAAAGGCGTGAAGATAGCCGTATTTGAGAACTTCAAAGGCCACGGTGCCAATGTAGCTGATATTTTAAAGCAGGTTGCCCCTGATGCTGAAATCTTAGAAAGGCCGAAACCGGGTCTTACTACAATAAACGGCCACCTGACGCCAGAAAGCCAGGGAAAAATCAGGCAGTTCTACTGGTCCCTTGTAGGTGAAAGCGTAAATATTGTAGAAATGAGCTTAGGCGGTAACGATACACCGGAGATTGAACAGGCGCAAAGGGGTGTCCTTCTTGCCAACAATGTCACGCTTATAACATCTGCTGGCAACGAGGGGGAACGAGGATTAAGCGACGCCGCTACTCTTGACACCTGGATTTCTGTGGGCGCGTGTACCCTTATTAATGGTAAGCCAAAACGTACTCATTATAGCAGCATTGGTGAAAAACTTGACGTATGCGGTTTTTCTGGCCTGTACCTTTCTGCCGGCAGATACGTTCACGGTACAAGTTTTTCTGCTCCCTGGGTAGCCGGCATGTTAGCACTGTGGTTTCAATGGCACAAAGAGAAATACGGCAGGTATCCTACACCTGAAGAATCATTGGGCTTTCTGAAAGAAAACGCGAAAGACTTGCTAGAACCGGGCCACGACCCTAAAACAGGGTACGGGCTTTTTGTTTTGCCGGAAATTAGTAGTTTGGAGGGAACCAAATCTATGACTACTAAACTGAAAGACTTGGACAAGGTAGCACCTTGGGCGAGACAATCAGTAGCCAAGGCAATTAAGAAGGAGATAATGAAAGGTGACGGCGAGAACTGGGATCCAAAGGGGATTGTAACGAGAGAGCAGCTTGCGGTGATTTTGGACAGGCTTGACTTGTTGGAATGAGGTGTTGTTATGAACAACATGCTTCAAATAGCCAAGGAATTTGCGGAGATAATTAGGCAGAATTCGCTAGGCAATAAGTTGAATGACATACAAATTAGCAGGGATTTTTCGCTTAGAGAATTCCAATGCCCGTGCTGTAAAACAGTCAAAATCAACCCGGAACTTGTAAGACGATTACAAAAGCTACGGGACGAGATAGGCAAGCCGGTTATAGTTGATTCAGGTTACAGGTGCCCCGAAAGGAACAGGAAAGTTGGCGGCGCGAAAAAGAGCCAACACTTGCGAGGCAATGCCGCTGATATTTATGTCAAGGGAATGAGCATGAACGAACTAGCCGACATTGCGGAGAAGTATTTCCAAGACGGTGGACTTGGAAGGTACAAAGATGGCCACGTCCACGTTGACGTGCGCGGAAAGAAAGCGAGGTGGTAAACATGCGCTGGAAGAACTACGGCCTTTGGGCTTCGATACTTGCGTTTATTCCACTACTTGCAGATGCTTTGGAAACTTACAACATATCAATTGTACTTCCTGGGAATTATGACAAGTTGGTTATCGCCTTGCTGGGAATACTCGTCCTAGCGGGAATAATAAACAACCCTACAAGTAAAAACAAGGGTTATTTTGATGATTAAGAAGTGATGCCTTTGCTTGTATAAGGGTCTCCAATTTCCCCCCTAATGCCCCGGCCATGTGCCGGGGCTGTTTTTTGTTATTTGCTGTTATTTGGTGTTATTAGCTGTAATTAAGCGCAATTAAGTTGATTATTGTAAAATATCATGGTAGAATAATATAGGACCAACCTTTCTCTTGTGGATATATTTCCATGGGGCAACCCCGTCCTTGCGGGGTTATTTTTTGCACAAAACTCCTACAGGGAGTTGTCTTTTTGAATGAGTTGCCCAGCCAACTCTTTTAGTAAGACAACTCCTTGTAGGAGGAAAAGTGGATTAGATGTGTAGTTCCAATTTAATATTATCTCTATCATGAATTATAATCTTTTTAACAACCAGGCGCATTAACATTTTGCGCTGCTCCGTGTCCGCAGCTTCCCAGAGCTTGCGGATATTTTTTATTTTTTCTAAAACCGTTTTAATATGTTCTGATTGAGCTTCTATTTCAAGTAGCTGCAGTTCTATCTGCTGAATACGGCTTCCAGTTGTTTCATATTCTGTATTCAACTCGCGGATCCTTTCTTTTATGTCACCAGGTTCCAAAATCCCATTTTCAAATGCTTCAAAGTATCTTTTCTTCTTAACCTTGATTGATTCTATGAGCTTTTTGGCATTACGGATTTCTGCGTTAAGGGCTTCTTTTCTGGTCGTTTTATTGGCCACAGCTTGTTTGTATGCAGCAGCCAAGTCCTTCTTATTCTGGCCCAATTTTTCTATTTTAGAAATCACATATTCTTCTAAGTTGTGTGTTTGGATTGACGGCGCATGGCATATCTTTCCGCGCATGTATCCGCCGCATCGGTAGTAATAGACAAGCCTTCCAGGCTTTTTAGCTTTCTTATACCAGCCGCGATATTTGTTGCCGCAATTAGCACAATATATAAGGCCGGTCAATGGATAAGGGCTGCCAGCCGATTTAGGGCTGTACTTTGCCCTTTCCTTATATACGGCTTGAACTTTGTCAAACAATTCTACCGATATTATGGCTTCGTGCTGACCTTCTGACAAAACCCATTCATCGGGGTTTCGTGGTATCGACCTAGTGTTTTTGCGCTCCGTCCTGTTCCATACCATTTTACCTGTGTAAATAGGGTTAGAAAGCGTGCTTTTCACTACCGGCTGGCTCCATTGGTAGCCCCTACGCGTCCTGAAGCCGCTTTCATTTAACTTTTCTGCCAACTTTCTCAATCCGTACCTGCCG